GACTATCAAAAAATTAAATCCAGCAGAACAGTTGAAAAGTTACTGGACGTATGACACGCGGTGTATTAATATTTGCTCATAACAGTCCTGATGTTGATTATGGCCTAATGTCTATAATTGCCGGTGGCCTTGCCAAGAAAAATCTTGGCGTTCCTGTAAGTCTTGTAACTGATTTAAGTACATTGTCTTGGTTAGAAGAGTCAGGAATGATGACCACTGCCCGTGAAATTTTTGATAAAATCATTGAAGTTGAAAAACCATATACTAAGAATGTAAGAAATTTACATGACGGATTTGAAAGCAAGGTTATTCCGTTTGTAAATTCAAATAGATATAGCGTTTGGGAACTTAGCCCTTACAATAAAACATTATTAATAGACAGTGACTATTTGATATTTTCAGATAGATTAAATGAGTATTGGGAAGTAGATGCTCCGGTAATGATGGCCCATAGTATGACGGATCTTACTGGAGATCGAGGCGGCATATTAGACAACCGTGTAAGTGAAACTGGAGTACACATGTTCTGGGCAACAACAGTGATGTTTGATAAAAGTTCCGAGAGTGAATTCTTTTTTAAATTAGTAGACTTTGTCAAAGACAATTATGTTTACTATGCAGATCTATTTCGATTTAATCCTAAACAATTTAGAAACGACATTGCCTTTAGCATTGCCAAGCACATCATGAATGGATTTGAAACAGAATTTGCCTATACTCTTCCTACCATACTTACAGTATTTGATAAAGACATTTTACATAGTGTTGACAAAGATAAGTTGACATTTTTAGTTAGCCAACCCCATGATGTTGCAGGTTTTTGGGCTGCTACAACTAAGGGTGTTGATGTTCATATTATGAATAAACAAAGCATAATCAGAAACGCAGATCGTCTTCTGGAGTTAATATGAACTTTGGATACTTAATATTTGTAGCGGCCCACCCTGATATAGACTATCTCAAATTGGCCTATGCCGCCGCCTTGAGTATTAAAAACACACAAAAGCAAGGTTACGACAAAGTAGCATTAGTAATCAATGATAAATCTTTAATTAAAGAATTAAAAAGTCCTTGGGTATTTGATAAAGTTATAGAATGGCCTGAACAAACATTTTGGGATGGTCGTTCGTGGATGGATAAAATAACACCTTGGGAACATACAGTATGTATAGATGCTGACATGTTATTCCTTAGAGATTATAGCCATTGGATAGATTATTTTGTAGAATCCACAGACCTGTATGTGGCTAATCGTGCATACACATTTAGAGGTGAAGTTGTTACCAGTGATGCTTATCGTAAAGCATTTACTAAAAATGATTTGCCTAATTTATATTCTATGTGGACTTTCTTTAAGAAAGACTGCGGCAAAGAATTTTTTGAATTAGCTCGGCAGATTTTTATCAATCCTCAAGAGTTTAAAAATCTATATCTAAACAATCACATACCTAAGGTAATTGGTACAGACGAGTCTTTTGCTTTGTCAGCTAAGTTGCTAGATATTAACAATGAAATTGCTTACCCACTAGACTTTCCAAGAGTAGTACATTTAAAACCACAAATACAAAATTGGCCATGGGATGCTGACCGTGTAACTGATCAAGCAGGATTTTATCTCAAAAGCGATGGTAGTCTAAAGATTGGAAATTATCAACAAACTGATGTTATACATTATGTTGAAAAAGACATTATTACAGATGAGTTAATCAGTATGCTAGAGGAGATAGTATGGAAGAAAAACTAGATCTAGCTCCATTTGACGAATGGATTAAAACTATCAAAGTTCCAGAAGAAACATATTTCTTTGAATTTGATGGGGCTGGAAATGTTCTAGCACTGCATCCTGGGTTTAACGTTGATCATATTAAAAACAAAATACAGGTAGATCTTGATATTGCTCTAGGTATATATGAACGCGGAGAAACACTACGTCAGTATAAAGTAGATACTATATCTGGTAAAGTTATCAAGGTTACTCTTGCATCTATAACTGGCCTTAACAAGATCGATGATGTTCTACACCGGGTCATTGACAAACGCTGGAGCAATGTTACCAAGCCTGACATCTCAATCGAATATGATCGAGCTGAATCTCTATTGACCTTTAAAATTAATCCGTTACTTAAAACTGTAGAATGGCAAGGTGATCAAGACATGGTGTTTCTTGTAACAGCATACAATGATCCTAATGTACTACAAGAAATGATTAGCTTTAATGTTAACGAACTAGTGAAGTATCCGCATAGATTTAAATTAGAATTGCCTAAAAAGTTTAGCATTTATACACGACGAATTTTTGACAAATATACCTATGAAGACACTGGAACTTGATGTAGTTTTTCTTAGCTATGACGAACCAAACGCTGATCAGCATTATGCTGATTTATGTAACAAGGTTCCTTGGGCTAAACGTATACACGGAGTTAAAGGTAGCGATGCTGCCCACAAGGCCGCGGCAGAAGCTAGTGAAACTGAATGGGTAATTACTGTTGATGCCGATAATATTGTTGACAACAGATTCTTTAATTTAGAGTTTGACCCTAATAACAAAGACATACAGGTCTACAGTTGGTTAGCAAGAAATCGTATTAATGGATTGTTATATGGCAATGGCGGCCTTAAAATATGGCGCAAAGATTTTATCCTTAATATGAAAACTCACGAAGCTAGCGACAGCGATCGTGGGCAAGTAGATTTTTGTTGGGAAGACGGGTATAAACAGTTTGCTGAATGTTACAGTGAAACAGTTATTACAGGCTCACCATTTCAAGCATGGCGAGCAGGATTCCGTGAAGGAGTTAAGATGACTCTGTTAGACGGTGTGCGAGTTCCAGCTGATGAAATTCGCGAACAAATTTGGTGGCATAATTTACATCGATTAAAGATTTGGTCAACAGTTGGTGCCCATGAAGAAAACGGATTATACGCTATTCACGGAGCAAGACTAGGCCAATGGATGACCAACTGTTCTGATTGGAATTATGTTGATGTGCGAGATTTTGAGATCTTAAAAAATATCTACAATGAAAATGTCAATCACAGTACATTAGAAGACGATATACAGCATTTAGGAGAACAAATTAAAAGAGGAATGGGATTTGATTATCCTTATCTAAATGCTAGCCAAAGCAAATATACTCTAGATCTCTACGAAGAAACAATTAAACTCACTAACACCTACCTAAGATGATCTACGATATTTTTTATGTAAGCAAACAACAAGTTGATGCAGATAGCTGGCAACAGTTTCGTTGTCGATTTCCTAGCGCACAAAAAATTGAGAATGTACAATCTATTGACGATGTAAAGAAAAAATCATTTACAAAATTCTTTTGGTTAGTATGGGACGATCAAGAAATCCTTGAAGATTTTAACTTTGACTATCGTGTTGAAAAATGGGATGAGCAATATATTCATACTTTTAAAACTCAATACAAAGATATAGAATATTACAGAGCTGGAGTATGTTTATTTCCTAAAAATTCATCTGTATCACAGAAAGAATTTGATTTTAGATTTTTTATCAATAAAAAAGAAATCCCCACAATCGCTAGTAAGTTTAAATTTACCACGTACAAAAAATATCATATAAATTCTTATGAAGAATATTTAAAAATTTGTGAACATGAGACACAGTCATTATTTTGGTGTGTATGGAATGACATAGAAATTATTGATAATTCTATATTTGATTTACATTTTGATCCTTTAGATAGTAAGTATGATTATGATCGAAGTATAAATCATGTGTTTAAAAACGGTGAATCCTTTGATGGACTTATGCTGGCCAGCAAAGATAAAGTTTTAATGGAAAAAGAATTCAAATATAGATTTCCGATAGAAAAGAAAGAATGGAATATTGTTGCTAGTACACCTAAACCCTACGATGTTGTGTTTATAAGTTATAATGAATCTAATGCCGATGCTAATTACGAAAAACTAAAATTAAAAAGACCTGATGCTAAACGTGTACACGGTGTTAAGGGCATTCATCATGCTCATATAGCCGCAGCAAAATTAGTAGGTACTGAGATGTTTTGGGTAGTAGATGCCGACGCTGATCTTGTAGATGATTTTAATTTTGATATTGAATATTTTCCTTACTATGATGCTGGTAATAGATTAGAACAACAATCTACAGTTTATGTATGGTTTAGTCAAAATCCAATTAATGATCTTGTTTATGGATATGGCGGAGTTAAACTATTACCAACAAAATTAACTTTGGAAATGAATATAGAATCTGTAGATATGACAACAAGTATCAGTGAAAAATTTAAGGTAGTTGATCAAATTAGCAACATCTCAGTTTTCAATGTCGACGAATTTAGCACATGGAAAAGTGCATTTAGAGAATGCACAAAACTAGCCAGTAAAATAATTGGCGATCAATACAATGCTGAAACGGAGGATCGTTTACAAATTTGGATAACAACCGGAGAAGAAAAACAATATGGCAATTTTGCCATTGATGGTGCAAAAGCTGGAAAAGAATTTGGAATACAGTGGTGGTGGAATAAAGAAATGTTATTAAAAATTAATGACTTTGATTGGCTAAAAATGGAATTTGAAAAATGCTTAGTAGTGTCAAAAAAATAAACAAATACATTCGCATCATGAATGAAATTTCTCCTACATTTTGTATGGCTAAATGGCATCATACTACTATCTACCTTCAAACAGGAGAAACTCACAGTTGTTATCATCCTCGTCCTCACAAAATTCCTCTAGAAGAATTATCTGTTGATGTTAGTGCTTTACACAATACCAATCAAAAAAAGCTAGAAAGACTAGAAATGTTGAACGGCAATAAGCCCAGCGGTTGCCAATATTGTTGGAACATTGAATCTATGGGTGAAGATTATGTTAGTGACCGTAAAGAACGCAACAGCACAATTTATACCCCTGAACGATATAAAGAAATCAAAACAGGTCCTTGGGATCAAAATATAAATCCGGAATATATTGAAATTAGTTTCGGAAATGAATGCAACTTTAAGTGTGGATACTGCCATCCTAAGCATAGCAGTGCCTATCACAAAGAGATCAAAGATTTTGGACCGTACGACATGGTCAAAAATCACCGCAACGATATCAACTGGTTTAAAGTTTATGAAGAAGAAACCAATCCGTATGTAGAAGCTTGGTGGCAGTGGTGGCCAGAAGTCAGCAAGACATTACACATTCTGCGAGTAACCGGAGGCGAACCATTACTACAACAAAGCACATGGCGTCTATTAGAAGACCTAGAAAAGAATCCTAAGCCTAATTTAGAATTAAACATCAACAGTAACTTTGGAGTTAAGCCTATTCTAATAGAACGGCTAGTTGAACGGGCTAATAATTTAGTAATCGGTAAGAAGATCAAGAACTTTAAAATTTTTACCAGCATGGATACATGGGGAACACCTGCTGAGTATATTCGTACAGGTTTGAATCTAGAATTATGGGAAAGAAATTTTGATACCTATATGCAAAATACATCATTACCGCTCACCTTTATGATTACATTTAACATATTAACAGTCCCTAATTTTCAATTACTATTAGAAAAGATGTTGCAGTGGAGAGAAAAATATAATATATCCAATTCAAACGAACAACGAATTAGATTTGATACCCCTTATCTAAAAGAACCGTTGCAATACGATATGAATATTCTTCCAAAAAAAGAATTTATGCCCTATATGTACAAACATCTAGAATTTATTAAATCACATGTTGACGATAGAAATACAGAATGTTTTACTAATTTAGAATATGAAAAGTTTCGACGTGTTGTTGACTACATGGAAACTACTGTATACAGTGATGATAAAATAAAAGAAGGTCGTAAAGATTTTTACAATTGGTTTACAGAATATGATCGCAGACGCGGAACTAACTTTAAAGAAACATTTCCCGAGTTGGTAAATTTTTATAATAGTTGTAAAGATGAATAAAAAAATTAACCTAGCCTATGAATGGATAGGTCCAAACGGACCAATATCAAATAACAAATTGCCCACCGCGGGTGATTTTATGATGGCACAAACTGATGCTCATTTTCAATATATGAAATCTGATCATTTTCAAAAGCCTCATTATTATACTCGAGTTAAAAATTGCAGATTGCTGCCTTCTCACCAATTGCCTGAAGATGTATTTTTGTATGAATTAAATTTTCACTTGTATCATTACAGAGATCTAATGCACAATTTTCATCCCGCAGATGGACTGTTAGATCAAAACGAAATACACTATGAAGTATTAAAACGAGTTAGGAATAAAACAGCATACATTCTTATAACACAGTTGTTTGAAGGGTACATGCAAGATGAATTTTTAAAAGGCATGACTGATTATTTTTTAGCCAAGCGTATTCCGTTGTCTCAAATAATATATCTAACAAATTGTGGAAATGGAAAAATAGTATATGATGAATTCTGTGCTAGAAACGGACTCCACCCAGAAATGAACATGGAATATCTTCCTACCTTTAGAGTTGATAGGGCAAACATAGGTGATGCTATAACAGAATCGTTAACCAGTAGTTATGTTACAGGATCACGCACTAAAACTTTTTTATGCTTTAATAGACGTTATAATGATCACAGATTGTTGGTGTTTTTGTTTTTGTCTAAGAAAAATTTATTAGACCAATGTTATATAAGCATGGCAAAAACACAGCCTGAAGCCAACAGAACGTTTAAAGAAAATGTAAAATATCTGTTGACTAGAATAAATCCTTACAATTTTGAACCCAGCGATGTTATAGAAGCTGATAATAAGCTACCTTTGGTATTAGACAGCGAAGATTTTAGTAGATATCCTATGGAACAAAATATAGATCCGGTAAGAGATCTATATAAAAATTCATTGGTTAATATTATAACTGAAACTTATTTCTTTAATAATATTATACACATAACAGAAAAAACTTTTAAACCAATTGCATTTATGCAACCGTTTGTTATGGTTGGATCATACGGTAGCTTACAACACATAAAAGAAATGGGTTTTAAAACATTCAGCGAATTTTGGGACGAAAACTATGATCTAGAAAAAGACGATGTAAAACGATTTACTATGGTAATGTCGGTAATTGAATCGATTGCAAGTTGGCCTGATCATGTAAAAATTGACTTTACCTATGCAGTTAAAGATATTGTTGAGTATAATTTAAAACATTTAAATAATATGCCTAACAAAGAAATAGACAACTTTGTGGAAAAATATGGAACATAAAAAAATATTAGTTTGCGGTGCCGGCGGATTCATCGGTTATCATTTAGTTAAAGATTTAAAGAGCCAAGGACATTATGTTATTGGAGCAGATATAAAGAAACCTTTATACGCTAAAACAGATGCTGATGAATTTTATCTTTACGATCTAAGAAATCCACAGCTAGTTGAAATTTTAATTACCAGCGACATTGATGAAATATACCAGCTAGCGGCAGATATGGGCGGCACCGGCTATATTGGTACAGGTGAACATGACAGTGATATCATGCACAACTCTGCAATGATTAATTTAAATGTAATACACGAAGCCTGTAAAAAATCTATAAAGAAAATACTTTATACTAGTAGTGCTTGTGTGTATCCTGAACGGAATCAAACAGATCCCGACAATCCCTTATGCAGTGAAGACAGTGCATACCCCGCAGAACCAGATACAGAATACGGTTGGGAAAAACTTTTTAGTGAACGACTGTATTATGCCCATAAGAAAAACTATGGCATTGATGCTAAAGTTGTAAGGCTTCACAATATATTTGGACCACAGGGATCTTGGAATGATGGCAAGGAAAAAGCACCTGCGGCACTCTGCAGAAAGGTAGCAGCCTGTCCTGAGTCTGGTCTAATTGATATATGGGGCCCTGGAACACAAACTCGCAGTTTCCTTTACATTGAAGAATGTCTAAAAGGACTGCAAATGATTATGGATAGCAATGTTGACCAGCCAGTTAACATTGGCAGTGAACGCATGATTAGCATTAATGACCTTGCCTTATTGATTGCCAGGATTGCAGGAAAACAATTGTTTATTCGCAATGTTGAAGGACCGGTAGGAGTAATGGGTCGAACCAGTCACAATGTACTTATTGAAGAATTGTTAGGCTGGCGTCCCGATGAAAATTTAGAATACGGATTAGAACATACCTATAAGTGGATTAAGGAACAAGTTGATGCTCTACACTAAAACAGGACGATTGTATGATCTTAAAATAGATTCAAAATATCACACATCGTTAGATAATTGGATTCCAACAGAGGATGCAATTTATTATTTTCACGCTTATTATGATCTGCATCAAGGAATTAAAATTTTAGATTGTTTAGGAACCAAGCAGTGGGATCATTTAAGAACAGATCCCACAGCTAAATTTTTATATGAGAATTGTAATGAAACATTTACATATACATTGGCACAGGATATAAAAAGCGTTATTGAGCAAAAACAAATTCCAGCTGAAAAAATCTATCTCATAGTTATGGATGAAATTCACAGAAAGTTTTTAAAAGATAGATTACACGAATTACAGATTTACGGAATAACAATTGGAGTTTATAATGATCTATTAAAGAAAACTCAAATTCCTCCTGTGTCTGTCAACACTGAGAAAAAATTTAGTGCTCTTAGTAGAAACTATCGTGGCTGGCGTTTACAAGTATATGCAGAAATGGTTAAACGAGATATTTTAAAAAACTTTAACTATTCTTTCTATAATATTTTCCCCTACGGAGAAGTAAAATATTATAGTCAAAAAACCATGCTAAATGATTTAAACAACAACAGTTTTGAAGTTAATACTGCTGTGACTGATTGGTTATCTAAAGTTCCCTATACATTAGATGATCCTGCTGATGTTGTTACCAACAAATGGAATAATGCTACTTATAATTGTGTTATGTCTGCAGACTTTCATCTGTTAATTGAAACA